ATATTAATCAGATGGTTGAATATTTTGAAAATAATAAAGGTAAAATAACTTATTCAATGGATAAAAGAAGTCAACCAAATTATGCTGATTGTTCGAGTTTTGGAGCAAGAGCTTTAAGAAATTCAGGATTTAACTGTACTAGTGATTTTACAACTGTAAGTGCCCCAACATGGTTAAGTAATAATGGATTTACAAGAATATCTATTAATCAAGATTGGGATATGATTCGTGGAGATATAATACTTCAATCATGGGGGAGTAATATGCAACAAAGCAGCGGAAGTGGCGGTCACTATTCTGTAGCTGTAAATAATACTAATGAAATATCTTGCGATTATACAACTAAAGGTAAGTTAAATACAGGCATACAAGAATTTAATTGGAATTCTTATTATAATAAAAATAAACCATCTTATATTGAAGTTTGGCGCTTTGGAGGTTCTTCACCACAGCCGACGCCTACAAACCCTAAGAGTTCTAAGAAAAGATACCTTATAGAAGAACTTCAAACATTTGGTGGAATCTTACAAATTAGAAACTCTGACTTAGTTCCATGTGACTTTAATTGGTCTGATAACGGAATTCCTCATGATTGTGTCACCCTTGTTGATGAAAATGGATACTTTATAAATGAGAATATTCATGTAGGAAATTGGTTTGTAATAGACGAAACAAAAGTGATTGATACTGGAATTGGACAAAATGGTTCTGGTGGATTTTATTGGAGAAAGTTCCACACAGGTGCTGGAGACATTTGGCTTAGTACGTGGGATGAAAATCATTTGATAAATGGATAGGAGAAGTAATGGCAGATAATTTATTTGATAGAGTTATTAGAAAAATCTATCCTGTCTTTAGACCTGGTAAAGTCGTTCCAATAGTAGACTCATCAGGTCAAAGAGTAGGAATAGATAATGTAATTTATGATTTTGGAAAAGATAAAAGATTTGATGAAAATACAATTGATTATAAACAGATAGTAATTAATAGGATTGCAAGAGAGTTTTCCAAAGAAAAGTTTTCATCTATAAAAGACAATAAGATTAGAACAGAAGTAGATGAGATTTCTTATGCCTTGAATGATATGGCGAATGAAAGATTAACTGCAACAGATTTTAAATATAGATGGTGTAAAAAGATTTTAACAAGTGGTAGAGTTAAAGTAGAGTTCAACAAAGACTCTCAAACACTTCATTTTGTTCAATCAGATGATAATCGTGGAAGAAGTTTTAACTATGATAGCCCATTTCAACAATTACCAGTTGATACAAATCTAGAAGTTGATATAAACAAGCTTCTCGGACAAGGCAAATTGGGTTTACAAATGGGAAGGTTATTAAACTTTCAAAATGAAGCAGAAGTTACTGCAATACAAGATAGAATTGCTTTTCTAAATGATAATATTGCAACTGGTGGAACAATTATATTTGGAATGAATGAACAACTGAAAGAAATTAATACTCCAGTGCAAAACATTTATGCTCAATATATGAAGATTCAAAGAGATGCAATTTCTAATGTTACAGGAATGAGTGATTCTATTTTAAATAATGATTTTACTGAAGAACAATATAAAGCATTCTATCAGTCTTGTATTCAACCATTGGTAGACCACTTTGTCTCTTGTTTAAATGCTTTGATACATGGAAGAGCTGAAGTAATTAGAGGAAATAAAATAGCACAAATTAAGTTTGAGATTACAAAAGCTACAGTAACAGATATGATGAAATATGCAGATAAACCTATCTATAATGGTATTTTATCAATAAATCAATTCTCAAGAGAAGCAGGACTTCCTGAAATTGGAGAGATTGGAGATTTACATTTCGGTAATAGAAATATGTTGCCTCTTACTGAAGAAGCACTTTCTACACTAACATCAAGCGATACATCACTATCAGAGTTAAGAGAAGTTGAGACAGAAGTCTTAGAGGAGGAATTATGATAAACTTTAAAATTAAAATGAGTAAGGACGACGAAGCAAGGTTCGAGGGTATTTTAAATTCCCTTGATAAAGAGAACTTTATTTATGGTTCTCCTGAAATTAAGGATGTTGAGATGACTGCAGATAAGAATTATCCAGTCTTTATAAATCATGAAGATAATGAGTTACCTGTAGGTTCTTTCAAAGCCTTCCGAGAAGATGGCAAACTCATGCTTTCAGCAGTACTTGCCAAAACCTCGGAGAAGTTCGAAAACCTTAAAGAATTAATAAAAATGGGAGCTCTCTCGTTGAGTGTCGGAGGTTCTTTATATGAGGATGGTACTTTATTCCTTGAAGAAGCGTCTCTTGTAGGAATACCCGCAGATATTGGAGCTGGAATTACTAGTGTTTCAATGAGTAAGGAAGACAGAACTTCTTTGGATAAAATTCTTTCTGTTGTTTCATCCTTACAAGAGAAGATTGATAGTTTAGAAGAGTCTTTAAAGTCAAAAGAAATTGAACAAGAAGAGAAAGAAGAGAAAGAAGAGGGAGAAGAAGAAAAGGAAGAAGAAGTTAAAAAGGAGGAGAAAGATGAAGAACTTGTTGAAGAGGTTAAAGAGGAAGATAAAACTCCAGATATTAAGGAGGAAGACAAAGAAACGGTGGAAGAAGTCAGTGAAGAACCTGAGGTTGTTGAAGAACCAGAAGAACCATCAGAAGAAGAATTAGAAATATTGGAGATTCTTGAAAGGAGTGAAGTATAATGGCATTTAGAGGATATGATTTTGATTTGGAGGAGATTGTTCCATTGGAGCATTCTCGCTCTCTTGTTAGTACTAACCCTTATCCACGAATAGGAAATGGAATGGCAGTAACAACATCAGGGATGACATTAACAGTAGCTGCTGGTTATGGAATATTTATGGGTAAGTATATTTATAATGATGCTTCTTATACAATAACAGTTCCGAGTTCTTTCTCAGGAGTTCTAGCTTTTAAATTTGACTTGACACAAACAAATACTGCAACAGGAACTGGTTCTTCTAGAGTTGTTACAAATAATCAACTATCTCTTGTTCTTCAACCAGTAGCAACTTTTCCAATAGCCTGGAATTCTTTGGGAGATATAAATAATGGAGATACTATTGGTTATTGTCCAATTGGTAAAGTTACTTCAACAACTACAGCTGTTACTTACACAAGTTATTTTGATACGGCTGGAACATATACAAGTAGAATAATACAGAATTTTGTTACTACTTATCCAAATGTAAATTCAATCATATATCGTAAAAATAATTTATTAAATGTGCAAGTGGAATCTAGTAGTGCAATTGACGCTAACACAGCAGCAGAGTATATAACGATTCCAGTAGGATTTCAACCAATGGCTCAAGACTATACTGCTGGATGGAACCCACTTGTTATACCTAGTTTAATACCCTCTCCTGGAAATGTACTATTCATAACTAGAGAAAGATTACGAGTTTGGGTTGCTGTAGCTACTAGTCAGCTTATTAGCAATGGCACATTTATAACAACTGATCCATTTATGATATATTAAAATTTATGTTATAATAAAGAGTAACGTTTTTTAACCAATAGGAGGTTTCAAATGGAAAACAATTTTAATTACTTAAAAAGTGAGTTAGCTCTCAAAGATTTTGCAAAGATTCGAATGAACTCAGATACAGCTTCAAAATTTAAAAAAGCCTGGATGAAGCACTTAGAAGCAAAAGCACCAGAAGAAGTTGAAAAAGTTAAAATGGGTATAACTAACCCAACAGTCTTAATACCTGCAGGAACAGTTGACTATATTGAGAATAATATAATTGTTAGAGGTATTTGGGGTCGTATAACTAAGTTTGCTAATACAAAGATTTTAACAAGAACATTTGATACATCAACAGATTCAGCACACGCTCACGTTAGAGATCAGGCTAAGCTTGACCAAACACAAACACTTAATACTTTGTCTGTTGTTTTAGGAACTATTTATAAATATACAACATTTAACCAAATTGATGAAATTTTATCACCAGCTTATGTTGAATATATCTATAGAGAACTTCCACTAAAAGTAATGCAAGCAGTTGAACAACAAATAATTTGGGGATTCTTACCAGATGACGCAACTCCTAGTGGAAATGCAAATGCTTTCTTAGTTCCAATTGATACTGATACAATAACTACCTCTTATACTCCAGCTACAGGTGTTAGTGTATTTACTCAATTAGAAACTGTTATAAATAATTTAACAAGAACAGAAGGCGTTCCCTTGAGTGATATTGTTGTAGTCGCTGATGCTGAATTCTCTACTGCCTTAGGAGATGCAATGCATACAACAGCAACACAAGCCTTGTTTGTAGCAAATGATAGATTTATAGCTGAAACATTTGGGATTGCTGAATACATTACTCTACCAAAACAATTTTCAACAAGTACAACAAGAGCATTAGTAGGTAATCCTAGAGATTATCATGTAGGTTTAATGAGAGGCGAAGTAGAAACACTATCTGATTTTGATATCTCATTTAATAAGAGACGTATCGAGTCAATGATTCACATAACTGGTATGCTTACAAAACCATCATGGACAAAGATTCTTCCCTCCGCTTAGTCGACTCTTTACAGTTAGCCTATCTGAGGTCGACAGTCCAGATAAAATAGGATAAAGAGGGATTAATTTCCCTCTTTTTTTTATATTAAGATTAGGAGGATTATTATGAGTGAGAAAGAAGTTTGGAAAGAAGTTTCATTTAGTAAAGAGGTTTCAAGTTTAGGAAATATTAGAACATTTAAACCTGGTTTTAGAAAAGGTTGGGAAGAACAAGAGTACATTTTAATTAAACAAGGTGAAAAAGAAATTATAAAGAATAAGAAATTATTTAAAAGTTTGGAGGGATAAGTATGAAGTTTAGTAGCTATCAAGACTTTCTCGGTTTGGATAATGCAACATTTACTTACATGACGCCTCAAATTACAGCATATGAGAAGTCTGCGTTCCACGCAATATCTACTCAAACGCTGGACTATCTAACTTATGAGACCTTTACAAATGACCCCACAATCTATGAGCAATATTTCTTAGACCTTGTTGAAGGTTACTTACAAAGAGCAATCTACTTAATGTATTATCCTGAGATTGCAGTAGGCATTCAAAATATCTATATGCAAGAACAACTTATAAGATTAAATGATATTGATTATACAAGTAAGAGCGCTTATAAGGTTGGTGGTTAGATGGAAATATTAGAAGAAGTTCTTATAACAATGGAAGAACAAACAGGAAACGGCCTTAATGTTCAAAAACAGCAAACCAAACTGAGTGCTCTTGCAAAATATGAGAGAATTTGGGAGACAACAGCTCGCTACTATCAGGAATTAGGAAAGCCAATTGCTAAGAGAGTTAAGATTAATAAGAGTGTTTCATTGAATTTTAATAATATTCTATACATACAATTTGCAAAAGATAACTTTACTAAGAAATACTATGTTTTATCCAATACAGAAAGCAATAATGTTGTTACAATATCATTGAGGGAGGCGTTATAATGGGTTATTATACAGAGACAATTAATAGAGTTGTTGATAGGCTATCCACCCTTGTTTCAAATGTCTACATAAACTCTCAAATACCTAAAAGTGACCTTCCTAGTTCATTTTTTGTAGTAATGGTTAATTCAGAGTTATTAGCAGCTGATGATAAAAATCATATACCTCTCTTATCCTTTACAGTCCAGTTCTACTCAGATGATATTATTCAACATGCAACAGTTCTAGATGCTCTCTATAATGATGGACTTTTGTTTGATGAAAATTATTTCTATCAGTACATTCTTGATGAAACAATTAAACCTCTTACAGAATTTGAATTATATGGAGGTTATTGATATGGCTAAAGTTAAAGCTGGAGATATCTCAAGAGTTATAAATAATTTAGCAAAAGATATTGAGAAGATGGGAAAGAAGTTTGAGGATACAAGCACTAAGAGTTATCAGAAGGTAATGACTGGAGCGCTTGAACAAGTCAAAAGAGGATATCAAGGTTGGCCGGGCTCTAGAACTGGTGAGTTAAAGAATCACTTTGCCTTGATTAAAGATTCTAAGAATCACTGGATTGTTCAAAACACTGGTTACCATAAAACCTTGACAAATATTTATGAAAAGGGTTTTGTTCATTGGAAAAGTAAGAAAAAGATTAGAGGAAATTCAGCATATGCAAGTGCAAGAAGTAAAGCTCGTACAGATTTAATTGGAGATTTAACTAAGGTTGCTAATGGTTTAAAACTATGATATAATTAAGGTGTTACGTTATTTAGGAGGAATTAAATATGACTTATGCATTAAGAAAAGCAGAATTTGGGATTGAGAATGTAATACTCTTTGACCCAGCAGAACCGACTGTGCCTATATTTGTTACAGGTGTTACAGATTTAACACATGAATTTTCATCAGACGCTAATATAATTTATGCAGATGATAGAGCTCATTTAACACTTTATAATCCAAAGGTAGGAACAGGAACAATCTCACAGTATCAATACTCAGCTCCAGAAGCTCCATTTTATGGAAAAGCTATTGATGCTAATAATGTTGAAACAGATACAGGAGACTTTAAACTCCACTCAGTTCAATTTTATAGACAAGAGAAGTTAGCAGATGGAACAAGTGGATTTGTTCAATATCTAATGCCTGCTGTTACAAACTCTTATCCAACTGCTGAAAATACTGGAACTACTACAGATACTTTAGGGGATGGAGTAATTTGGTCAAGTGATTTTACAATGAGTACTTCACCAGATTATAAGAACCTTGCAGGTCTCGAATACATGTTTTTAAGAGTTGAAAGAACTACAGCAAATGCAACATTGTTCGACGCAGCTATGAATACTGGGATTTTAGGAACACCAGAATATTATGCTGGAACAACTCCACCAGCGGGAAACTAATACTAGATACTAGTGAACTCGATTCGACTAGTGATGTATTGGGCTAGTATCTTAGGATAGGGAGATTCGAGCTCCTTGTCCTTATTTTTTTACAACTAACGTTAGAGCTTTTATAGGAGGAAGATTTTATGAGTTGGAAAACAGATTTAAATGCAAAATTCACACAAGGGTCAATCTTACATGCTGCAGACCTTAACGAATTAGTTAATGCAGTACCAATGGCACCAAAAGCTGGTGGAGTAAGTCCATATATTATGCAAGTAATTCATTATACTGGAGAACAAAACGCAATAGTAACAGTTGGAGGAGACGCTTCTTCTTATTCCTTGATTGAAGTCACTACTGCAACTAATACAGTTAATAATCATGTTTCAGGAATATATTCAGCAACGACAGATTCTACAACCTTCAATACACTTTGGGCTCAAGAGTTTGCAAGTACTACATCTCTTCAAATATCTGCAACTCCTGGAACAATTGGACAAGCTCCTCCAGTAGCACTTGTACAAATTCAATTGATTGTTGCATTTAATGGGATTGAGTTATCAAATTTACCTACTAATAATGTTGCAATTCAAAACTTAGACAAGGGTGGTATTGGTCTACAAACAGCATCTGGTGATAATGCGATGTTTATTAGATTAAAGAATTATGAAGAATATGATTTAAGTGGAATGCATTTAGGTTTTATGACTAAGAATAGAAGACGCGGTACAATCTCACAAACAAGTAGACACGGTTCTGTTAATAGATGGACATTATCTACTGCAATGAATAGAGATGGCACAGGAACACCAATTTCAGGAAGAAAACAATGGATAAGAGCAATAAATCAGTCATGGTATGATTTACCAGAAGATTTAAATTCATGGTTAGGTATAGACTTTAGTCAATTTATAAGCGCTGGTCATATTTCTGACGTTACTAGTCACACAAAAATCTCTCAACCAGCAGGACAAACAATTGGCTCACTCGTTGAAGTAGCTGGTTTAACAAGTAAGTTTGTTTATAATAATACAAGTTCTCAAAGTAAACTAATTTATATGAATATACCTACAAAATTGGTTCTTTATAAATACAAGCAACAAGGAGATAATAGACCATATGATGTTTATGCTGAACATGATGGAGTTTTAAAATTAGAATTTACAGTTACTTTTGGAATGGGTGGCGTTGTTTCAAGTGCAGTATGGAATGGTAAAGTTAGGTTCGCACCAAAATAAGGAAGGATATGTTATAATAAAGTTAGATGATACCTATAAATTTTCGTCGTGAGATGATGACTATAAACGTTCGTCGTGAGATGAGCAGTACAAGGATTCGTCGCTTTTTTTTTGTCAATTTTTAGCTGCTAACGCAAGAGCTTTTATATAGGAGGAAGATTTTATGACGTGGAAAGACGATTTAAAGACCGCCTGGGAGAGTGGGAAAATAGTCTATGAGGCTGATTTGGATAAGTTAATTGATAATATTAATTCAATAGATACTTCTTCAAGTCCAGGAATCACACAAACTGTTAATGCTACGGATGGTTCTATAACCTTGAGTAATAATTTGCTAGGTTCAAATACAGATGTCGTAGTAACTAAATCTGGATATTCTTATAGTACTTATATTACTATTGGTGATTCTACTTCTAATTTTTTATATAATTTAACAATTGCTAGTTTAATTGGAACACGAATTACTGGAACTTATAGTGCTACTACAAATTTAACAACTTATACTATGCCGACCTCTGTTGCTACAAGCGCTGTTTTATGTAAAAGCGCTCAGACTTCTGGAGCATTAGTATCACAAAATGATGTTATAACTTTAATACGATTTATTGAACTAGGGTCTTATCTAGGATTAACAACATATAGTGGTGGACCTTATGATATAGATGTAGTTGCTACTAATGCATCTATAGTATTTCCTAATGGAGGTTTAACATCGGGAATAGAAATAATTAATTCTGCATCTACTGTATTTCCAGATTTAAATGTTAGATACCATTATTTGCCTGATGGCGGTTTACTGACGCTAGGTGGAGCTAATGGTTCTACAGCAGACACTACTGGACTAACTAGTTACTTTCAAAACTCTAGTGGTGGTGGAATAACGCTTACTGCTAATACACCTTATACATTAGTTCCCAATGTTATATATAATGGTACTGCGGTGCAGTTAAACTCTAGGAATATAATGAGATGTTTAATTATGGACGATACAATGACTCAAATAACTGGTTTGGTTGATATGCAATTTTATAATAATACTATAACAATTATATCGCCAACAACAATTACATGGACACAAAATTCAGTTATTTCTATTCCAATATTTAGCGTACCTACCATATTATAGGAGGAATTATTATGGGTTTTGGAATTGCTGAAGCACTTCTTACTAGTGTTGCTATAAGTGCTTTCTATTATTTATTAAGGAGAAGCACAAAAGAATTTAATCAAGTGAAGAAAAGAAATAAGGCAGCTGATGAGATTTTATTAATGATTGTTAAAGAAATATTAATTGAGAGGTGTCACACTCATCTAAAAGAAGGAAAGATTTCAAGATATGCTTATACGGACTTGATAAAATTTCACCATTGTTATAAAGAGTTAAATGGAAATTCATTGGGAGATAAATTAATTGAACAAATAAAAGAGCTACCAATAGTTTTTGAATTAGGAGGAAAGTAATATGAGTTTAGATGCATTTGTACAAGCGCAAATAGTTGTAGGAGCTTTAGGAGTAGGATATATCTTAAAGAGTTTTACTAAATTGCCAAATAAGTTTATACCTTTAATATTAGGAGTATTTGGAGTTGCTATAGGTCTTTTAACAGTCGGAGTAAGTTATCAAGGATTTCTAGTAGGTCTTATAAGTGGTTTATCTTCTATAGGATTGAATGAAACCTTTAAACAACTAATAGAAAAGAAAACCCCTTGACACAATCATTAAAAGTATGTTATAATAAAAGTACGGGATGATTCGCACATCTCAAAGCCCAGTCTAGTTTACTCTCCTTTACTAGATTGGGTTTTTTATTTGGACTTTTACTTGACTTGTTTAATTCTTAATGTTATAATTAATTATAGGGTTGAGGTACTAATAAAGGAGAGTTAAATGATTAAAAGTATTATTATTGTTGGGATAATAGTTTGGATATATCGTAAGTTTCCTAAAACATCGTATAGAAAAACTACTAGATATAGAAATGGTAAGAGAACTGTTACAAGGTCAGCAAGTCGTAAAGGATGGATGTAAGTTATTTCGACTAACGTCAGAGCTTTTATAAAGGAGAAGAAAATATGAGTGAATTTAAATATAGTAATTTTCAAGAGAATCAAAAAGAATTTAATCCTAGTGCTGGAAAGCATTATAGAACTAAGAATGGTAAACAGAGTTTAGAGTTGTTTGAAGAACTTTTATCCAATGAGGAATTTATTGGAGCGATTAAGTTTAATTTACTCAAGTACTCACAAAGATTTGATAAGAAGAATCAAGCAACAAGTGATTTAAATAAGATTATAGATTATGCGACATTTATGAGAGACTTAATTAATAGAAAAGAATCTTATGCAAGCTTGAGAGATGGAGAGATTAGGGGAGGAAGAATAGTTG